ATGGAAGGCGTTTGCGGCCAGCCAAGGCGATAGCGGACCGCTTCAGGTGCCGCAGGGGGTCTGGCCTTGGGTTTCCTCGTTTTACGTCCTGATCTTTGCCTTGAAAGAGGGAATGCGGCCAATCCTGTGCCTTGTAGGCGGCGGATTCATCATCATGGCTTACCAGGGTTCTGATGCTGCCGGAAAAGCCGCCTTGGCCTCGGAAATTGTGTTTGGAGCCTTTACCGCCTGGTTCTGGTACTTTGGTGCGCGTTATTCGCGCTCGCAAAAATAAAACACCATGAAATTTCGCCGTTTTGTTGTCGCCTCGGACAACCACGGCGACATGATAGATCCCATTCCGAGCAAGGCATTGTTTGATTTTCTGGATGATTTTAAACCGGAGATCAGAATCCATGCCGGCGACAATTGGGACTTTCGCAATTTGCGGAAGGGCGCAAGCGATGATGAAAAAGCCCACAGCCTAGAGGATGATTGGATGGCTGGTTGCGATTTCTTTGAGAAATTCTTCAGAAACGGAAAGGAAAACCATTTTCTCTTGGGCAACCATGATGACCGGCTCTGGCAATACCAGAAGAGCGCGACCGGGCTTTTAAGGGATTATGCCGCCGACGGAATCCAAAGGGTGGAAAACCTGTGCAACAGGATGAAAGTTAAGAAACTGCCCTATGATTCGGCCCTTGGGATTTTGAAACTTGGAAAGCTATCCATCCTTCACGGTTATCATGCTGGTGTTGGAGCTGCGAGGCATCATGCCAACATTTACGGCAACTGCCTTTTCGGCCATGTCCATACCGATGAATCGGCCCCGGTGGCGTCCCTGGAGCCGGCGGAAGCCAGAACCATCCCATGCCTCTGCATCAGGGATATGGATTACATAAATTCAAAGACCGGAAAATTGAGATGGGCACAGGGTTGGGTTTTTGGTCTTTTGTTTGATGACGGCACTTATCACATCGAAAGGGTTCGCGGAATAAACAGAAAATTCACCTATGCCACAGGATTTAAAACAATCTGACAACTGGGCCAAGGCCATAAGGGAACACCTTGTTAATTGTTCAAAGTTGCCGAAGGGAGACGGGTGGCTGACAGCAAAACAAATCCGCCAGAAGTTCAATCTAACTGAAAATTCATTTTCAAAATTGACAAAAAATCTAAAGAAAACCGGCTCTTTGGAAATTTTTCGTGGTTCACAATCAAGGAAAGAAGGCGATGTTCCAACAAACCAAACATGGTATAGGATTAAGAATTAATAGACAATCTATTGCTATTTTTGGCTTGGAATTAAACCTTAAACCCAGAGTAATAGCATCGTAAGCAATCTATAAAACCATGAAATCTCCCCATCAGGCCCGCCCGAAATCCACGGTTAATTCCTGCTCTTGTGCCAAGGGGTACAAGCCGTTTCAGCAGATGGCTTCCGGTCGGGTTACTCCCGTCAATAAGACGGTCGCCAAGATCTATCCCGGTACTCCCAAGGGTTAAATCTCGTGGCTACGCCGAACAACAGCAATAAGCCTCCAACTCCAAAGGGGGATAAAGCATCGTCGTCGCCTGCTTCGACCGACTTCCAGCAGGTTGACGAAAATCGTCGCATCAAGGATGTGGGTGGGGCTCGCACCATCTACAACCGTTTGGTGCAGGACAATGTGCTTAGGTCCAACACGATTGCGAATACCCGCAATCAGCTTGAAGGTGGGCGTCCCTTCAATCCTTCGGAGTTGGAGGCTCAGGGTGCGGCGTGGCAGACAAACGTAAATTTTGGTGATGCTCAGGCGGCGCGTGACCGCGATTTCCTTCCCTATTGGAAAATGATCAACGATGTCCCGCATCGCGGGGCATTCAAAATTGACTCAAATTCCACGGATGCCGACCGCTGGAGCGTGGCGTTTTCGGAGGCTTTTGATGAGTTCCACGAGGATTGGAGCGCCGATTACTGGACGCAGTTTATGAAGTTCGCCAAGAACTTCGTGGATTTTGGCCCTGGTATTGTCCAGTGGACCGAGCCCAATACTCCGCGTTACAAGGCGGTGAATGTTCAGCGTGTTTACTGGCCCAAGAACACTCAAATGTCGCCCGATGAGTGGGAGGTGACGATGTTTGTTCGGGATGTTTCGGCCACCGAGCTTTACAATTACATCCGAACCAAGGACAAGGAGCGCCAGTCCAAGGATGCCGGATGGAACATCAACGCCATCAAGGCCGCGATTGTGCAAATGAAGGATGGCGGTCAGTTTCCCGACTACCGGGATTACACCCGATACCAGGATTTGCTGGTCAATAATGACATCGTAATTACTTCGCCCTTCCAGCCAATGTCCGTCGTCTGGCTTTACGTTAAGAATTTCAACGGAAAGATTGGCTGCTACGTTTTCCCCCAGAACAAGGGCGTTGATGAGTTTCTTTACGAGGATGATGAAGCGGCGGAATCTTTCCGCCATCTCTTGGGCGCCGTTTGGTATGATACCGGAACCGATGGAATGATCCATTCCATCAAGGGATTTGGCATCAAGAACTTCTTCTTTTCCCAGCTTATCAATCGGACCAAGTGCCGATTGGTAGATGGTGGCACCATTGCTGCCGGGATGAATTTCCAGTATTCCGGCGAGAACATCCCGGAGGAATCCCCGCCGGTTGAGAACTACGGTCCCTTTACGATTTTCCCCAATGGGATTCAGCAGCTCAACGTCTATCCCCAGATCCAGCCTGCAATGGCGGTGATGGACATGTTGAGCCGCAACCGCGATCAGAATAATTCGCTCTACACGGAATCCTCCAATCAGCAGCAAATCCAGAACACCGACACGGCGACCCAGGCCAAAATCCTGACTGCCATGCAGGGTCAGATGTCGGAGGCAAGTGCCGCGATTTTCTTGGCCCAAGTTGGAGAAAACATTTACACGGAACAGGTCCGCAGGCTTCGGATGCGGAACAATGAAGATCCCGATGCGAAGGCGTTTGTCCGTCGTCTGCGCGAGCGCAATGTCCCCGATGAGGTTATTTTTGATGTTCCTGTTCGCGTAAAGACCGGCGCCAATTCCGGCATGGCCAATCCTATTCTAATGGCCCAAAAATACCAAGAGGGACTAGCTCTTGCCCAGATGCCAGGCGTCAACCAACGCTGGTTCCTTGAGAACTTTATTGCTTACAAATATGGCTCTCAATCCATTCAGAAAGCCCTATTGCCCGAGGGTGTGGACTCTAATCCCATGCAGCGCCGGCAAGCTATCATGGAGAACGCGGATTTGGGTCAAGGTATTGAACTTCCTGTGGCACCTGAAGATGCTCATTTTGAGCATATCGAGGAGCATCTAAAGCCGATCATGGGCATGGTTCAGCAGTTCCAGCAGACCCAGCAAATCAGCCCCGAGCAGGTCACGGCCCTTACTATTGGAATTGAGCATACTGGCCAACACATGTCATATTTGGCCAATGATGAGACGAAAAAAGACCAATTTCAGGCCGTTAGGGGGCCATTTATGCTTGCTCAAAGCGTAATAAAGGGGATTCTTAGCAAAATGCAACAGCAGCAAATTCCCATGATGGGAGCAACCCAGCCGATGTTGCAGTAAAAATTGATGCCAAGATATAAGTCTGGGCCTAATGGATGGCTGGCCAACATCCAAAACGACGAAAGTTTCATGGTGGGTTTCCCACAGGAACTTTCTCCCAAAGAAAAAGCGGAGCTGCGAAGTATTTTTGAGAGTCCGCTTTTCCAGAAAGCACTATCAAATGCCAGGCAGATGAAGCCATCGGCTTTTATCCCTGGGCTCGATACGGAACAAGGTCATCGGATTGCGGCCAACCGGCTGCATGAAATCCGTGGCTGGAAGTTGTTTGAGGTGGCCTTGGCCAAACAGGCAATGGTCATTCCAAAACGCAAGGAAGCCCCGCGTGACAATTTCCCCGATGAAGGCCGCATTGAACAAGAATTTAAATCCAACACTTAATCACAATGAGTACCGAATCCAATACCCCCAAGACACCCTCGCCCGCTCCCGATGCCGGGCTTGTTCCCCAAGTTACCGCCGAGGCTGTTGCCAAGGCCGCTGCCGAGCATGTTCCTCCCGAGCAGAAGTTGATGACCGGAATCCGTGAGCTTTACCGAAAAGACCCGAATCCGCCCAAGCAGGAGGCACCCAAGAATGAAGCCCCAAATCAAGAAGCCCAGAAACAGGATGCCCCCAAGCAGGATTCGTCCAAACAGGAAACGAAGCCCGAAGAAAAAAAGCAGGTTAGCGTCTTTGAGAAACTCAATAAAAAGGATGAAAAGAAGGGTGAGTCGGCTCCTGTTGAAGATCCTTTGGCTCATATTGAGGCTCCGAAGGAAATGAGCGAAAAGGCTTCCGAGCATTGGAATCGGCTCAAGAAGGAAGCCCAGACCAAGATTGCGGATGCTGAAAAGCGTTACAAGGAGGCGCAATCGCAGATTGAAACCTACAAGAAGGCGACCCCCGCCGAAGCCGCCGAGGTTGAAAAGCTAAAGTCCGATTACAAGTCCGCTATGGATCGTTTGGCGGTCTTGGACATCCAGAGCCACCCGGACTTCATCAACCAGTATAAGGAGCCAAAGCTAAAGGCACTCAACGAGGCCAAGGAAATCCTTTCGTACAATGGCAATGACTCGGCTGATCTTGCTCAGCTCATGGCAAAGCCATTGAAGGATTTCAACAAGACGGTGGCCGAGATGACCCGAGAGATGAATGGCATGGATGCCACGACCGTTCAGGCTTCTTTGCGTCAGGCATATAAACTAGCCCAGGAAGAAAAGAACGCGCTTGGGAATGCCTCGGGCCTGCGTGAACAGCTTGAGTCCAAGAGCGCCCTTGAAAGCAAAAAGGCGTTTGAGGAAACGTGGGGCAATTTTGGTGGGGCTGAAAACTTCCTGTCCACGGTTGAAATCCCCGAGGATGCGGCTCCTGAAGAAAAGTCGGAGCTTTCAGCATATAATCAGGCCATCCAGCAGGTTCGCCAGAATGCCGAAAAGTATGCCTTTGGGCGGATTGATTCCCGGACTGCGGCCCAAGTTGCATCCAAGGCCGCGATCCTAGATACTATGGTGAACGTGGTGGTTCCCCGCATGAATAAGGAATATTCCCAGATTCTTTCGGAAAGGAATGCCCTTGCCGCCGAGCTAAAGGCCATTCGTGGTGCCAAGAACCCAGGCAACTTTTCCACCACGCCGTCCGCCAATACAAACGATCCCAAAGTTGAATATCAAAAGGCGCGTGAAGGTCTAAAGGCGGCTTTTAGATAATACTTGACGTAATATTCACCAACCAAGAAGCCATCCCTAGCCTAAGCAGGGATGGCTTCCTGTTTTATACGCCTAATAGACTGAGTGGCGACGGTCAGGATCGTACCCCGTGCGATCAAACATAAACGTAACCTCAATCATTTACTAACATGCCTGATCTTGTAGCCATCAATAACTTCTTCACGCAGAGCGTGAATCAATTCGTCGAACCCATCTATAACTGGATTTGGCGCACCAACCCGTTCATCAGCATCGTGCCCCGTGCCGAGTTCACGCCGATGGACGGTCTTATCCCGAAGGTTGTGACCACGACCTCGGAACTCCCGACGGCTTATCCTAACTGGAGCAACCTGTCGCTTTCCGATGGCACCACGACCTCCTGCGATGTCACCGCGACCACGATTCAGGACGGCACCATCGAGCGCAACTACCAGCTTGAAGTGTCGGCCTGGAACAGCCGCGTGCTGTGCCTTACCGACCTCCAGTTCGACTGGCAGGCGGAGCAGGAAGTTGCCAACCTCCAGAAGAACCTGACCCAGTACGTCACCGTCACTTGGTCTGACTGGTATCGCGTCAAGAGCCTCGCCGCCTGCAATAACAAGGTCACGACCCTTGCTTCTGGCGCGACGGATCAGGATACCAACTCGAATGCCAACTTCTCGGGCCTTACCCTCCCGACCACGAATATCTCGTGGGATCACCTCACCCCGCTGTATGATATTCTGATGCAGGCCGGTGCCGAGGCGAACGCTGTTGGTTACTCCGAGGGCCAGCCGCTTGTTTCGCTGGTTTGCGGGCCTGGCATCAAGCGCCGTCTGTGGCAGGATGACACCAAGGTTCGCGATACCGTGAACTGGGGTGATGCCTTCCAGAACTTCACCGCTCGCGGTATTAACACCTCGATCAACGGTTATATCCCGAACATGGATCTGTACCCCATCCGTTACGCGGCTGATGGTACGACCAAGATCTACCCGACGATCAATGTCGCGGCCAGCAAGGGTAAGAAGAACATCCCGAATCCCGACTACCTCACGGTCGCCCGTGGCGGTCTGGCGGTTTACGAGGTTGTTTATATCATGCCCCGCGATGTGTGGGAGGCTCGTATCCGTCCGGTTGGGCCGACCAACTACGGCATGGCCTCGTTCAACCCGGTCAACTACGTTGGCGACCTCCGCTGGATCAACAACCCCGACATGTCGAACAACTATCTCGGCACGAAGGGCTTTTACAATATCCAGATCCAGGCCGCTGCCCGCCCGGTCCGTCCCGAGATCGGTTACGCCATCCTCACCCTCGCGGTGGACTAATCGTAACTGGCTCAACTAACTACAAACCCGGTCCCTTTTGGGGGCCGGGTTTTTTGTTGGACAACAAATTCACCAACTATCTGTTTTTTTACATGCACCATATAAAGTATTACTCCAGCGACGTTTTGGCTGTTATTTCTGGTGCATCTACAATCGCCGCTTGGCAGGAACAACTTGATTGGACTCTCAGGATTTTGGCGTCAATCACGGCCATCACGGCGGCAATCTATTCAATTTTGATCCGCAAGAAATCTGTTAGCGCCAGCGATGGGAAGAAACCCGGCGGTAAATAATCTTACGGGCGTTATCAAAAGAAGTCAGGGCGGCTTCGTTTTCAGAGATTCCCATTTTGATCAGAAAATTCATTTGCTTGGGTGTGCATAGCCCAAGGTTTTTTCGGGACTTCAATCGCTCAATAATTTTTGCAGCGTGTCCCCGGCAAAGCACCTGAGAGGTGTCTATGCCGTTTTCCTTGAGGAAGTTGATTTGATCTTGGTCCGGTGCGGTTGCCTCCCAAGGCTCAACAGGGGTGTATTCCTTCAAGGCATTGTCCCCTACGTTCACGGCAAACACCAATGGATCAACCGTCCGGCTTGTCTTTCTGGAATGTTTCTTCGCGGCCTTTTCCAGCGATTTGAGCAAATCCCTTTCGGCCTTCTCGGCCTCGGAAATCAAATCGCCATCCAAATCCTCGATCTTTTCGCGGATCTCCTTCTTGGTGATTACCAGGTCAACGGGCCGTATAAGCTCAAGGTTGTCACTTAACCATAGAGGGTCCAAGATCATGCAGTTTGGCTTTGCCGACTTCGCAATTGCCTCAACCCGCTCCTCGGCGGTGGACAGGCGATCAATAAGTCCAGATAGCGGCCTTGTGGTCCTGCCGACCGCCTGAACAAACATGCTGCGAATCTTAGTGGGGCGTAAAATGCAGACGCAACTGGCGGTGTCACAGTCCCAGCCTTCAACGAGCAGCATGGCGCAGGCTATTACCGAGCCCGCAGGCCCCTTGTCAAAGGCAGCAATCTTATGGTCGCGGTCGGTGCATCCCCCGGACACAAAATCGGCCAATAGGCCGTTTTCCCGGCAAGCCTCGGCCACCAGCCTGGCCGTCTCCACCGAAGGGGTGAAAACGACGGTCTTGCGGTTGCCGGCTTCCGTTTTGATGGCAGAAGCGATGGCCTTTAAGAATGGTGTGATTCGGATTGCCAGATCTTCCGCGCTCAAATCGCCGGCAATTCTTTTGATGCCTTTAAGGTCAATCTTGATTGGGACATTCCTGACAATGGGCCGGACGAGATAGCCGTCCCTGACACCTTGAAGAAGGCCATATTCGTAGGCCACGCCCTGAAAGAACTCCCCCAAACTTCTCTTGTCGCCACGGTCGGGTGTTGCGGTAACGCCAAGGATCTTTGCCTTGTGGATGGTTGGAAGGTCTGGAGGAGGCAGCTCCCATTCCTCGGAAATGGCGTGAGCACCAAAATGAAAATAACGAAGGATTCTCTGATAACTTTCAGCCAGACTGCGGTGCGCTTCGTCAACGATCACCAAAGAAAAATGATCATCCCTGAATCCCATGAGCCTTGTTTTTCGGGAAAGGGTCTGCACGGAAGCCACGACAACCTTGGCCGACTGGCTCGCCATTTCATCGGCCTTTTCCTTGTCTGAAATCAGCCCGGTGGCTCGGAATAGCTTGTCCCTTGCCTGTTCCAGCAGCTCGTCGGTATGGGCGAGAATCAACACCCGTCCGCCCCTTTGCACCTCGCGGCTGGCGATATGGCTAAACAGGACGGTGTTGTGCGTTACGGTGAAATCACCAAGCAGGAATAATCTGTCTGGTCCTGAAATCTCAAACCCATAATAATCCCCAACCCCAATCGCTTCAAGTCGGATTCCTGTTCTTAAAACACTTTTCTTTTGGCGCCTAGGTGCCGCTTTCTTTCGCTGGATTCGGCATGGGATTCTCCAGGTATCGCCAGATATGCAAACTCGGTAATAGGTGCCTTTCACGCCATTCTGGCCGCATTTTTTGATGCACGGCGTCATGTATGCCGCTAGCCCAAGCGAACGAGCAATAAAACAAACGTCCTCCGACAAGTGTTGATACTTTGATATGAAGTCGAAGCACGCCCCATCAGCAAGACTGCCATCTGTGTCCAAAAGACCTGCAAGAAGCTCTAGCCTATGTCGCTCCGAATTAACCAAATATTCCCTTGGGATTTTTTTTGCCCCTAATACTCCCAATTCCCGGAGAGCTGCCTTGAATTTGTTTAAACACTTTCCGCGGCCAGTAATCTTACCGGAATGTATGTGGATCATTGGACACTTCCCGACCACTCTTTCGTGACGAATCAGCAATCCGCGGGCCTTAGCGTATTCCATTAGCTCTTGCTCGATTTCGTGATCTACGGTGGCGAATCCGGCCCCTCTTGAGTTTCCGTCTCCGAGCCAAACCCCAAATAAGTACGGGGGCATATCTGGATGCAAAGGTTTCTCGTGGAAATGAATCAAGCTAGCCCGCCATCCTTTTGCGGAGTGTCGAAATGTTTTGTTTGCCGAGAACCACTCTTGCACAGAGATGTTCTTAATTGTATCAGCGGGGTACTTATCGCCGCTCATTTTAAGCGATAAAATATGACTTTCGTTGACCACATATGGATCGCCTTTGATCGGCGTTACCCTATAAAGCGCCTCGCGCCCTGAACACACAGATTCGACGCGACGGGGCAATGAATCTGGTCCCATCAACTGCATCCCAACTTTCACATCTTCGACAGGTATGATTGTACCGTCATAAAGAAGAACAGGCGTGCCTTTGCCTAGGCACTTCCCCAGTCCCGTGGCCATTGAAATCAACTGCCGGTTGAATTTCATCCAGCCCGATTCAACAGCCTGCAAAGCCTCCTCTTGGTATGGCCTTAAACCAAGTCGCGGCCTTTCCTCGGCAAATTCAAGTTCTTCGATCATGCCGGTTTTTTCCAGTAACCAGGATTCTTTGCGTGCCACTCCCTCTGATAATTAGGGTGACTCTTTCTCCACTTCCTTGCGTAAGCCTTGGCTTTCTTGGGGTCTTTGAATGGCATATTCCCACGCCGGTTTTTCTGGACGGTCAGGAATGGGCGCAACATTCCTGCCGCTGATTTTAGCTGCGATATACTCCAACGGCGAATCCGGGCTTATGCCCAAGATGGTGCAGATGTAACACCTTTCATAAAACGAACGGCACCATTCGCGTCTTAAAAATTCAATTTCAGGTTCATGGTCGTACATCTTTGTCTAAATAGATGTTCTGAACCCGAAGTGCATAATCAATCTTTGCCGGTGAATAATTGGCCTTGTTAAAGGCTCCCCACCCGGCGCACCAAACAACCGCAAAGTTGAATGATGTTTCTGGATAATGGTTTTTTTTCAACTGGATGCTAATCCAGTTCAAATGAATGATGGCAATCTCCTTGCCCAATTTATCAACATTTGCATCGGTAAATTCCTCAATGGTGTATTGATACCAGGTCTTTGCGGTAATTTGGTAAGGCCCCTTTTCACCGTCCATGCCATCCTTGCCCTTCCAATTTTCCACAATCTTGATCGCGTTCAAAAATCGCTCTTGATTGATTGATAATCCGTTCCCGTTGATCTGGGAAAAGGCCGGGAGAATGCTGACGGCGATGAAAACAATCACTATGGCGGCCACGAAAATCATTTTTTGCATCGGCTGTGGGATAACGCTGATTTGACCCAGTTAAAAGTCCTGGGGTCGTATAATTGCTGCGGTGTAACGCGGATAATCAACCAACCTAGGGCAGCGGCCTCGGAATACTTTTCCATGTCCTTCACAAAACCGCTGCCCCGAGTATGGCGACCGTTGGCAAAGGCGCCGCCCTCTACTTCCAAGGCGACGCGCTCTGCAACCCACGCGAAATCAAACCTCCATTTCCTAAGCTCCGTGAACCTATGTTCGGTCGCCGGCACCGGAATGCCGTGATCCTCGCAGAGCTTGGCGGAAATGAAATACATCAGAACGGGACGTCGTCAGAGGCGGGCTGTTCTGATGCCGTGGGGGAACCAATCCGGTTGGGCTTGATGCCATCACCGCGAACGTAGTCCTTCACGGTGTTACGGTCGGGCCATACGCCTCCGTCGTCCTTTTTCTTCCCCTTCTGGATGCCCATTTTGAGGTATCCCGTCTTGCCCTCGCAGTCCTTGTCGGAAAGGGTTCCGCTTTCGTACTTCTGGGCCAGCCCAGTGTAGGAACAAAAATGGAACAGCTTGTAGGCGACGGAATCCAAGAGGTAGTCGTCAATCAAGTAGGTGTCCTCGGCCCCGACAAAGACCCGCAATTTGAGCGTGATCATGTCTGCGCCGCTGGACTTGGATTTGCCCTCCGTGGCCTTCAAGACCTCGAAAGGATAGACGCCCTCGGGACAAAGGCGCTCGTTGTTGATGTCATCTTCTGACTTGGGTTGGAACTTCATGGTGGTTTTTTAGGCTGACAGTTTCTTCTTCAGGAAATCAATGATCTTGGCCGCTTGCTCCTTGGTCATTTCCTCAAACTTGGAGACGCTGGCTTTTTCAAGCCACTTGGAAACCTCGTCATCGGGAATCTTGACGACATCGAGCAGTTTCTTGATGTCGGAAATCTGGTCGGGCAGGGCAAGGATGATGGCCTCGCTGTCGCCCTCAATGACCTCCTTGCCCTGGCGGGCGGCAAACTCGGAGTAATCAAGCGCGAATGAATCACCATCGGGGAAAGCCGTGATGCGGCTTTTCTTCACGATGGCCATGCGCTGCGGGCCTCGGCGCGTAGCCTGGATTGCCAGATCCAGCTCGTAAATGAGCTTGTCCCAGACATCCGGGATGCGACCGATTTCCGAACGCTGGCCGGTCTTGTCCAAGCCCCACTCGCTCGTTTCATGGCAAATGAACCAGATGTTCATGTCGAGACGGGAAGCCCACATGACCAAACGCCGCATGGCTGCAACGGCGGGCTTCTTGGAAGCACCGAAGGCATCTTTGTCGCCAAGGCGCTCCTGTTCCGCAGCAATTGCCGTCTGGAACAGCTTGGTAAGGCTGTCCACGATCAGCGTCTTGTAGGGATGCTTTTCAGTGGCGAGCGCCTGCATCTGGTCAATCAGGGTGTCAAATGACAGCGTGCCGTCCTCCGGCCCCATGTAAGCACCGCCCGACTTCTTCAGAAGCTCGCGGTACTGCGGTCCCTTGGCGCCGCCCTCTACGTCAAAGTAGTAGGGTGATGGAAACGACAGGGCGAGGGTCGTCTTGCCGACGCCCGAAATGCCGTACAGGACGGCCTTGATCTTGCCCGGCTTCACCAGCTCGGGCGCCTTAGCTTTTAGTTTGGACATGACTTTTGTGGTTTGGGTTTTCTGGACTTGAGGGGGGGATTGTACGACAGGGGGTGGGACATTCGTTGGGACAGGCTTCTTGGCGGGCGCCGATTCAATGGCCTTAACAATGGCGCTGACGGCATTCGTCTTTTTGTTGAGCTTGCCCTCCAGGGTCAGCACAACTTCGGAGAAATCCTTCCAGAGTGGGTTGGGGATCAGTTTATCGCCCTCTTGGGTGGCTCCCCCAAGGTGATAAACAGTACCTTCAAATTCCCCCGAGACGGTGCCTTTGACACAAGGCTGTTCGATTCCGGCAGCCTTGACCATTTGAGTCCCGAAGGACTCGATCTGACAAATTACGGATCGGATTTCTCCGTCCGTGAGTGCGTTGGTTTTCATGGGTTGAGGCTGCCTAAAAAACCCAAGCCCCAAATACCGTCAAGAGTTTAATTCGTTTTCCCCTAAAAAAAAATAAGGGTTTTCCTTAATCATGCTTGACGGCATGTTTGGGCCTTGAATTGTTCCACGCATGAAATCGCTGAATCCAATCGTCCTGAAGGCGCTTGTGGCGAGTCAGACCTACATGCGTCCCTGCACCAAGCGTCAGCGGGAAATCTGGCGCATGGTGGCCCTGGGAATGCGAACCATTGAAATCGCTCAAAAGCTCTCCGTGTCCGTCAAGACCGTTGAAACTCATCTTGCAAAGATCAAGGGACGTACTGGTTGCCGCAATACATCGGACCTAACGAGGGCCGCAATCATTGCGGGTCTTATCACGCCAACCCAAACGGCCTAACGAAACCGGCCATGAATGGCTCACAAGAAAAATCCCTGCCTTGCAGCCCGGAGGCAGAGGAATACCTCCTCTCCTATTGTTTTTTGGAGGGGTCGGAGATTGTCCGGCGCTGCATTGATAAGGGGATTGTCCCGGATTCATTCCACGATCCGAAGCGGATGATCGTCTTTGACTGCATCCTTTCATTGCACGCGAAGTCCATGCCGATTGATTTGGCCGTGGTTGCCGAGGAACTCAGATCAACCGGCAAGCTCAATGAAATCGGCGGCTACCCATTTTTGATCGAGGTAAGCGGGAAGATGGCCACCACGGCGCAGGCGCCATACTTCATTGATAAGGTTCGGGAACTGCATCTGCTCCGGGAAACCATTCGGCGGGCGAATTTCATTTCCGATAAATGCTATTCCTTGACCGACGGCATCGGTGATTTCCTTGAGACGGTAAAGCAAACTTTCTCCAACATTGGAAACATTGGCCCGGTGGCCAAGGCGCGGGGAATCTTTTCGTTTGAAGTTCCAAAGCCCGGAGATCCCAGCATCCTTCTGGGAAACCGTTACCTCGTCAGGGGTGATGGCGGGTTTCTGGTTTCAACCTCTGGCATGGGCAAAAGCTCAATGTCGCTGCAAATGGCCGTGCATTGGGCGTTGGGAATCAGCGCATTTGGAATCCCGTCGAATGGAAAACTAAGAAGCCTATTCATTCAGGCGGAGGACAGTGAAGGGGACATTGGTGAAGTGGTGGCAAGCATTGCATCTAGGCTTAATCTGACAGGAGAACAGATCACCGACATCAATTCCAAAGTCGTGATCCACACCATGAAAACGCGGAAAAACTTTTTAACTCAACTGCGTTCACTGGTCGAAATCCACAAGCCCGACATTGTTTGGATCAATCCCCTGCAATCGTTCATGGACGGCGACATCAAGGATTCTTCGGACTTGGGCAATTTCCTTCGGGATGGACTTTCCAGCGTTAATGCCGAGGGCAAATTCGCCTACATGATCGTTCATCACACCACAAAGCCGCCGCAGGAAAAGGCGGAACGGGCTTGGAACGAGGTCATGTACGATATGGCGGGCGGCGCCGAAATCATCAACTGGGCTCGCTGCATCATGTCGCTGCGGGCCAGCAAGGAGGAGGGAAAGTTCAACCTGGTTCTCGCCAAGCGTGGTCGCCGGGCCGGCGTGACCCGAAAGGTTGATCAGGGTGCCGGCACAAGAAGCGAAATCGTGACAACCATCCCGCTCCGCCATTCCGATCAAACCTGCGTGGCCAATGGCATCACCATTCCCATGATTTACTGGGAAGTAGATGAGGAAAACGAAGGCCAAAAGAAGCCGGCCAACGGTCCCCGGAGGACGGTTTCGCTCAATTTCTCGGAGGTCAAATCCGCCATCCCTGTTGGCTTGGAAAAGGCCATGAATTACGCCCAGATCCACCGCGTCCTGAGCGGCAAGAAGAAGGTTTCGCAGACCGTCATTGCCGATGCCCTGATGGAATGGGCTTCGGATGGGATGATAAAGACGGATCAATCAGATCCTAACACCCCGAGGTATTACCTCTGAAGTTTGCGCTGGATCTTATACTGGCGAACCTCGGAATCGTCCGCGAGCTGGGCCAGAAGATTCTGGGTTCCCACGCTGGAGCCGGGAGTCAACATGGCAATCTCACGGCAGATTTCCTTTTCGGCCTCCAGCAGATGCTGGTAACAGAGCCCGACCGTGACCACGGGGTATTCATCAAGTTCCTTGGCCGCCTCCTGGGTGGCCTCGTTCAAATCAATGTCCATCCCGAGGCCAATGGAACGCTCGACCACGGAATCATAGGCCGATTCATACGCGGCATAAGCCTCGCCAAAAAACTCGTGGTCCTCAAAGAAGGTGGCGCCCTTCGCAAGATTGTGGGCATTGTGGGCGACGAACTGCGAGGCACGGAGGGTTACGATTAAATCTTTCATGGTGGTTATACTCAGCAATGCCACATTTTGCGGCTCCAGTAGTTGGCCGAGAGCTTGTTCTTCGTATTGCCCTGGCCAGATGACCGGGCGCAATACGATTTCTTCCGCTCCGGGATATGGGCCTTGATCGAGAGCTTCGGATCTCCAAAGCGCACAATCTTCTTCTTGCCACCAGAGCTGGCGAGCACCTTGAACTTCTTGTTCTCGCCCGGAGTCCTGACCGGCTTGTTGACGCCGGGAAACCGTTGTCCGTGATAACTGATGCTCATGCCGGTTTATTGTAAAACCGGCACAAAACATCAATCCATTTCGTGCGGTTCGTTTTCAAGGATCTTTCGCTCGGCCTCAAGATCCCGGTTGATTGCTCGAAAATTGGTGAACTTCTCGGGATACCTCGCCTTGAGCTTTGCAATGTTCTTTTCGGCAACAGCTTCTAGGGTTGTTCCCGATGCACGGCAAGCCAGGGCCAGATACCAAAGCACATCACCGATTTCCTCCTCCACGTTTGTCCAGTCAATCGGCTTCCCGTAAAAATGGAATTTCTTGAACACATCCATCAGCTCGCCTCCTTCGGTGCAGACACCGGCGGCGGCGTGCATCAGATCCTCCTCCTTCGCATTCGGATTCGGGGCGGTTCTTAGGGCCGATACTTGGTATTCGTTGAGCGTTTTCATGGATAAGGTAGTCCGCCTTTTTGGGAAAGTCTTTGGATGGCAATGTCCGCTGCTTTTTTGATGAGTTTGCAATTTTCATAGCCAGTCTGGCTGCTTTTCCTGCGCGTCAGCAAAAAGCCGCCTGGGTTGGCCCGCTTGACTGCTCCTATCATTTTATTCGTTTTCATGGTAAATTGGAGCACCCGACAGGATTTGAACCTGCGACAGCCTGTTTGGAAAACAGGGGCTCTACCACTGAGCTACGAGTGCAAAACTGGTGCGGCACGGGGACTTTCACCCCGATTACACGGAATATAGGCCGCGGTCCTAGGGTTGGAGGATGCCGCGTAAAATGGTTTCCCAGCCACACTGTCCGACATTATCTTCGCCTGAATCTGCGCCCACGCGATATTAGGCAGCGAGCGAGCGGATTCAATGCCGCGCTTCCAGTCGGCGGAGGTAAGTGTTGGGAATGGCATCATTTGGTCTGTCCGCGCATGGCGGCGTCGATGGCTTGGCGGGCGGTCGTAGGCAGGAAACTTTCCGTCGGTTTATGGTCTGGCTCCAGCTTCCTGCTAATTTCAATCCAGTATTCATTCGCCTCCAACCAATCCAACCGTGCGGCGTCAGCCGCATGCCGCGCCTTGTCTTGTTCCAACGCTGCAATCCGCGCCAGCAACCGTGCCTCGCGTTCACCAGACATTGATAACAGACGTGCCTGCTCAAGTGCTTCGGATTCACTTTCCGCAATCCGCGCACGGGCGGCGGTGAGGCCGGATGAGCGAAGCGAATCCTCCATACATTTAAGCTCCATCTCAAGATTGCGGGCCACGTCAGCAAGAACGTAGGCACCCCCTTTTTCCTGATAGAATGCCTTTGTTTTAATTTTCCCTTTGGGTCCAAATGGCCAACCCGTTTCCGCATCCGTTCTAGGCGTGTCGCTCATTGGGTGTCCTTTCCATCCCTCGTGCCGTTGGCGATGAGGGTGCGGAGGTTGGTTAAGCAACTCCCAAGCTTTCTCGCGTCGCAGACCGTCACAACATCGCCCTCGTATAGCCATACGTTCGCCGCTCTAGCCCAATCTCGATGTCCGTCTGTTCCTTGGTATTCGTCAATTATTCCGCTATCTACTTCATCCAACGCCTCCACCGCACCGCTTTCTTTCACGGCGAGGGCGATGGCGCGGTCGAGATCGGCGCGAGTGTTGGAAACGTCGGCAGCAATGAGTGCTTCATCGGCAGGAGTGAAACGCCATGCAATGTTCCGCGCTAGTTCGTTGAGTTGGTCGTTGAGGTCTTTCATGTCGTTCCTTTCCCCAGCGCCACGAGGGCGTTCAGGGCGGCTTTAGCTTGGTCGTACCAGTATTGATCTACGTCCGATCCACCCATTGCGGCAGACATCACCTCCACCACATGCTCCACATTCTCAGGGTCCAGCGGGATGACGAGGACGGGATCGGTTGCAATTTCCCCGTCCTTTTGGCGCCAGAGCATACCGCTTTGCGTAAGATACATCACCCTGCACGCGGTTGGGTTGGTTGGGTTAGTCATATTTCCTTTTGCGTTCGGCTAGCATAATGTCTGCAATTTCATAGGCGTATTCTGCGCTGGGGGGCCATGTTTGTTCGTTGGGATTTGAATGCATCGCCGCCAACACCTGACCCGCAAACCAATCGCGGAGAGTCATGCCCTCGTTTACCTTGCTGAAATCGGTGGCTACCGGAAACGCCGGTCCGCCTGTTTTGTCGGTTTTCATATTAAGAATTTTTCTTCAAAAACTTCCCCACCGAAGTATGCGAACGGCCAATTTTTTTTGCAATTTCCTTCACATGGATTTTTTGCTTTCCCATTTGCCTTATGGTGGACTTTTCATTGTCCGACAGTTTCTCCCGATAGCACCTATCCGGCGGGTTTTTCGGCAATGGCAGATTTTCGGTTCCGGCCATCTTTAAATGCTTGTTTAGCATCCAGCGAACGGCCTCCATTGTTTCGGTTACGTTGGGCATGGTCGGTTAATCCCACATGTCCTTGGCAATGTCGCATCCGCGACCGTAGGCGTCTTCTTCCATTTCGGCGTGCGCCGAATCGGGGATCGGCTCCTTGCATTCCGGGCAGCAGTTTGGGAGGTCGGTTCCCTCCCCAATTTCGACTTCGCACTCAATTTCGTGCCCGCACTTGCGGCACTCGTAGTAGGTTGTAATGGTCATGTGTTTTTTAGCCTGTCGTTTTCTGCCTTCAGTTCTTGAGCCAACTTAATCAAATCAAGTACGTCCGTCTCGTGCCAAAAAAGAACGTCGCCGTTCTCGTCGGGAATGAACTCGTCAAATTTCCCAAACGCATCCCGCGCAGCGTCCCAGCTCGCGGCGTGGGCGCGATTCAAAAAAAGATTGGGTTCAAGTTGCATTGCCAACCCTCCGGTATTTTCCGTCCATCGTGCGTTCAACCCGGCCTGCGCCGATGGCTTCCCGCAGGCACCGCGCAAACGGCCCCCGCGTGATTTTCGGGCAAAGCCGGGCCAGATCCGAAAAAGAAATCGCATCATTAACCGGCATCACCGAGACGACATCCGGCCAATTCCATTTGCGGTGCGGCTTCGGGGCTAGCTTCATCTCGACTTCCTTGTCCTCGGGATACGGAATTGGAGCAACCTCGCCCCGCTTGTCCGCTTCGGGGTCAACGATGTAACGGATGATTTTTTTCTGGTCGTCCTGGCGCCGGAAAACCTCAAGGAGATTCCGCGTCACAAGCCGATTGAGCCGGTCAACCAAAGTAACGCGGGAGACGTTCATGGCCGTCACGAGCTGCTGGCAAGCGGCCTTGTATTCTATGGAAAATCCCGCATCCGGCAGGGCGCAAAACGCCTCATAAACCTCCCGCTCCCCGGCCTTCTTGTAGGCGGCGGAAATGGCGTTGAAGGACACGGCGCGGAAGTGAGAGCACCAGTGATCGGGTGAAACCGCGACCCGCGCCGGATTTAGGGCGCACTCGTTGCCGTTGATGAAAACGGCGCAATCTTTGCAAGCTGGCATAATTTTGGGTGGGGCAAATTGCCCCATTATTCAAGGTTAAAAGTTGGGAATTAGTTTTTTGTTTCTTGAATCAAAGCACGCCGGGCAAATCCCGTGCGTGACGGGAAAGGGCCGTGCCAAGGTTTCGGCGCGTGCCTTGTCGGGGCACCAGGCGCAAACGGCCACCGCGCAAAACTGCTTTGCGTGAGGACGGTAGCCAAGCCAAGCGGCGGGCAAGACTTCAGGGAAGGCGGGCGGCATCATAACGCTCGTCTCTTTGCAGAATTGGCTTGGGGTAAGGGTGATTAAGTTGGTTTTCATGGTTCAA